AATCTCCCGTTTAATGGGAAATTGAATGCTTGGGTTTATATCGGTTTCTCTTTTTAGTATTATTGTATATGTATATGTGTATGTGTATCGTGTCGTATCGCGTGTCGTATTCGTCCTCGTCTTTAGCGAAACCCACTATAAAATTGATGCGGAAAGCATATAAATAGATACACATACATAAGCAAAGCACTATCAATTAGTTATCAACGTATAGCAAAAATGGGAATAAAACACTTAAACCGTTATTTAACCGATCATTGCTCCCCAAACTCCATCAAAAAAATCAATCTTTCGGATCTGGCCAATAAGACACTATTAATTGACACCAGTATTTACCTGTATAAGTTTGTGGAAAAAAACACGCTGTTGGAAAACGTCTACTTGATGATTTCCATCTTTCGGCATTACAATATTATTCCTGTGTTTGTGTTTGATGGAAAACCGCCCACCGAAAAAAAAGAGTTGCTGGACAAACGACGTGCGGACAAAAAAGTAGCGGAAGACAAATACAATGTATTGAAACAAGAACTCGCCACGGCGGTGGCGGGGGATACTCCCGCCGATGCAGAACGCAAAGAGGATTTGATGGCAGAAATGGAAGCGCTGAAAAAGAAGTTCGTCCGTATTCGCGAAACGGATACGCGTCAGGCGAAAGAATTAATGGACGCATTCGGTGTTTCGTATTTGGAGTCGTGTGGCGAGGCGGACCAATTGTGTGCGTATTTAATGCGACATAATTATGCGTGGGCGTGTGTGAGCGATGATATGGATATGTTTGTGTATGGTTGCCGACGCGTGTTGCGACATATGAGTTTGCTTCAACATTCCGCGATTTTGTATAATACAGAGGCAATTCTGTGTGATTTAAATATGAGCCAAACCCATTTTCGCGAGGTGTTGATTTTATCGGGAACGGATTATAATATACACGAAAAAACGTCGTTGGTGGAAACGTTCAAGTGGTTTAATCAATATGAAAAGTATTGTCATCGCAAAGATTGGTGTATGGAATTCTACGATTGGTTGATGGAACATTCTAAATACATTCGAGACCGTGCGAAATTGGATAAAGTGGTTTCTTTGTTTGATTTGGGGCTGTTTGCCTTGAACAATCACGACGAAATTAGGGAGATTATTCGTGTTCTCCCGTTTCGTAATAAAAAAGTAGATATGAAAAAAGTACAAGAGATGATGGAAGAAGATGGGTTCTTATTTGTGTAGGTAAGTGAGCAGCGTGGTTAGCTGGTGGGTATAGGTGGGTATAGAATAATAAATAATCGTATGTATTTATTATTTGTATTGGCTAGCGGTTAGGTACGCCTAGACTTGATAGAAATATTTCTGACCGAACCTACGCCAGCATATGTGGTTCCAGGAACATAATATACACGACTGTTATCACTGAATAGAGGCATTTTCATACGAGGGGGAGGAGTAATGAGCGAATGGTCCATTGTGGCAATGTAATATAATCCAAATCCCATTATAGTCTATAGTCTATTGCCATATTTTTTTATATCAACGAACTCACAAACGACCCACGATAATCTTCCGGACCCGTATGCGTCAAATTGATGGAAACATCCACGTAAATCTTGCCCCCCATCTTAGACCATCGATGACAAAACATCCAATCTTCCGACAAGTAATGGTCATTCTCCACTCCGCAATCAAACAGAGCATACGCGAATTCGTTTTCAGCGGGGTCTAAATAGGACACATCGTCTGTGTATTTGGTATAGGGGAATGCGACCATCATTTGTTCAATCACCTCGCGCTTAATCATCATAAACCCAGTTGCTAAGTGTCGGACTTCCAACATATTTCTTTGTATTTCTGCCGTTTGGGCAATATGATTGATATTGTACCGCAATAGCCGGTTTTGGATGAATTCCGTATTGTCCATATTCTTCAAAATAGTTTCATTTTTACGGTTTATCCAATCCTGTATAACATTCTCCCCATTCGATGGAATTAAACGTTCCCACATATATCGTTTCACCGGATACATGCCACCCACTAATGGTATATCGGCCAGCAAAAGTTTCACCACATCCACTGGGTTCCACGTTATATCGCTGTCTATAAACAACAAATGGGTAATATCCTTTTGAAACATGGCCTTGGCAACCAAATTGTTTCTAGCACGAGTAATCAGACTATCGTTTTTACAGAACTCCACGTGAACTTCAATTCCTACCTCCCTTAATACACGTATCGTATTGATGAGACAAATCATATAATTGACATAACATACACTACCATAGCAGGGTGTTAAGATGGCCAATTTGATGCTTCGTTCAGAAACCATTTTGCGAATAAGAAAATCGATGGAGTTGGATGGATTGGCGTTTTCTTTTTCGCGAATATGAATGTCATTTTGTGTGGGAATGGGTTCTGGAGTAGGTGTCGGTGTGGGTTCGGGAACTGGTTCCGTTAAATCGTAAGAAATCGTATCCGAATTAGTATTTGAATTCTGTTCCATTTATAAAAGGAACAATGCGGTTGCTTTTATATAGTTTGGGTTCGTAAAAACAAATACACACAATGATATGTATTTGTTTTTATTATTTCGCTCCGAACAGGGCTCGAACCTGCGATCTTTCGGTTAACAGCCGAATGCTTTACCAACTAAGCTATCGAAGCTCCTCGTTTGAGGTTATACTTTTTTATTTTTTATTGGGTTTTATGTTATGTTATGTGTACTGTATGTGTACTGATTATTATGTTTAGGCAGTGGTGGCCTTGATGAAGTGGGGCTTCATGTAAGTCTGGAGGTTGAAGTAGGTGAGCTGGTCATCACCGGACTTGAGCTTAAGGAGAGCCGAAAGCTTGGTGTCGGGGGTGATAATTCTGCGGTTGGACTGGAGTTGGAGACCGTGTGCCTTGATGTACTTGTTAATCTCGCGGCTAACCTCGGTTCTGGCCATCTCGGTTCCAGAGGCCTTGCCAAGGAATTGGGCAAGCTCATCACTGATGCGGGTGGGCTTGACAAATCCGGATGGCTGTCTGTTGCCAGAAGCTCTCTTGCTGGCTCTGGATGACTTCTGGGCAAGTCTCTGCTCCTTAGCAACAAGCTTCTCAAGGGAGCGAACGTCGTTCTTGACGTTGTTGATAAGGGTGGTGAGTTGCTGGATCTTGGCGTTAATCTCACTGATCTTGGAGGAAGAGGTCTCGGCAACAGTCTCCACAGCAGGAGCGGCCTCGACAACGGGGGCAGGAGCAGGGGCAACCTCGACCACTGGGGCAGGGGTGGCAGCAGCCTTCTCCTTCTTGGGAGCTCTCTCCTTCTTAGCAGGAGCAGCAGCCTGAACGGGCTCAGAAACAGGAGCGGAAACAACGGAAGCAGCGGTCTTGTCGGACTTAGAGGATTGTCTTACCATTTCTTAGTAATATACTCTATATTAGGGCAGGTATTTATATTGTTTTCATCTAAATAATAAATCACATGAATGATATGGAATTCCGCATTGGGTATGGTGTGAAACAGGTTTATAAAATAGCATATGTATTTCTTTATAAAAAAACTTATGAAAATTTCTGGAAATGACCATTTATAATTTTATAATTTTTATGCGGGTTGTCGTGTTTAGCTTTGGTATTTTCTATCATTATAATATATGAAAGCTCGGCAATCAAACAGTAGAAACACCAAACCTCAAACGTTATATGATACTGATTACGTATATACTCTAGTTGGTAATATATCTGATGCTTTAAAACAGAATGATGATAATAGCGAATATTGTATTTTTAATCGAAATGATAGAGCTGGGGTTCCATTATTTGATTGTGGTAAAATAATAAAAAAGTACGGTAAAAATACTGGATACAAAGATAATATTTCATTTTATATATTAAAGGATAATGTTGAAATAGTAATTCGTGAGACTAGCACAATCTATAAACGACAACTAAAACCAATAGAAGAAAACAATGTTGATCCACGAATAAATACAAAAATAAATAACCAGCCACAACGCATTATACCACAATCACAATTAAGAACACAACCTACAACACAATCACAACCTACAACACAATCACAACCTACAACACAATCACCATTAAGAACACAACCTACAACACAATCACAATCACAATTACGAACACAACCTACAACACAATCACCATTACGAACACAACCTACAACACAATCACAATCACAATCACAATTAAGAACACAAACACAAAAATATCCAAGAACCGTCAACAACAACAACAAAACCTTAAAAAGATATCCGAACACGAAATCGACTACGCAACAAAAGCAAAGTTCTAGTTCCACACAAAATAAATCAATTGAAACTAGAAATATTCCTGAAAAAAATATAAATACCGTTATAAATAATATGTTAAATGATTATGATACTTCAAAACCAAAAGACGTACCGAAAAAGTACACTCAAACTGAATATAACAAGTTTAATCAAAAACTAGAAAAATCGATAAATGTATTAACTACATATTTTGATAAAAGTAGTTGTCATCTTGAAAATTTTATTATAACGAGCGTAAGATTTGGCAAGATAGTCTACGATTATTTAAATATGACAGATAACGAATTAACATTACACTTATTGGCAAGAGAAACATTTATGCTTTCTGAACTTATTGCGATTTCGGATCATAATAAGATTTTACGAAAAGGTGACGACTATATTTCATATAAAATGTTTGGATACACCAGCATAATAATAAGTACAGAAATATGGATACAAAATCATACAGAACTATTATTCAAGTCAATCGACCTCGAGCAATCAGTGTTAGATATTATTAAAACATCAAATCAAACGCAAGATAGCGATGCTATATTGAAAGACAAAATAGTTAAACATATTCAAGATAATATTCATTATTCTAACGAGACGTATTGGAATGACTTAATTAAATATTACGAAACGAGAACGAGTTTTTACGAGTGGTGTTATTTCGGTCGTACCGTTTGCTACCACATTTATCTTATGGATATGCTTAACATATATACAAAATATGCGGTTGATATGAATGCTTATATATTTCATAACTTGGAAAAAATAGCATTAAATATCATTATGCATATTGTCTACAACACCGACGAAAATGATCCAGATGGTATCAAATTAATAGATGTAAGATCTAGAATTCAGCTTATGTTGTCGGATGATTTTCGACTTCATTATAGTAGAGCAAATACGCAAACAAGGGAAGAATTTGAAAAAGGAATGGAAGATTTTTTAAAACTAATTGATGAAATTGAGAATAATAAGAAAAATGAGAATAATAAGAAAAATGAGAATAATAAGAAAAATGAGAATAATTAGCATTATTATACAGGATATTCATATAGAATATAATTCCATATGAATAGACGTTTTTGTTAACGTCTACCTCCAGGGTAAAAACCCTGGAGGATAGCGTATATGCTATACTCCAGAGGTTTCACCTCTGGAGAATAGACATTAAATAGAAATGGAGAAAATTGTAAACATGTAAAACGTCCGATATAATATACATTGTATAAGTATAGGATGAGTAAACAAAGTAAAAAACGAAACAGAACAAAACAACCAATGAAATATAGTAGGCGAAATAAATATTTATGTAAGCACGGAGGGTCCGAGATTTCAGAAGGAGCTGCGAAAATTATAGCAGAAATGAATAATGAACTAAACCAAATAATACGAGATAAACTTCCTACCTTAATTGAGGTTTACAGCAATAGTGGAAATAACAAGGACGTTCCTTCAATTATGCCATATTATAGTGATATTATTGCTCTATTTAATAAATCTTCAGACCTATCTTATTTTAAACAATCGAATTACATTATAACCACAGAAGAATTTATATCCGAAAAAACTTTGGCCGTTGATGATAAAAAATTTAAATGGTTATTTTCCCTAAAAATGGGGGATAATAGTTTATTGTATCCATATTATGTGGGCAAAACGTTTATAAATAAATATATTGACATTTATCCTTGTTTTTGTAGCACGCATAAATTATTTATTCAGAACGTAAAGGAAAATGATATTGCTACTGCTCTTAATGATTATAAACGTAATATAAAGGACAATACTATAGGCAAAAAGCTTTTCGAAAAAATGAATCCGTATCCAATTTTTTTAAAATATTCAATAGATACAGGAAATACCGATGCTGAAGCTAATACTATTCTGAAGTATAATACATATAATGATAAAGACCATATTTTTTTCCTGTTGACCGACTATAAACAAAATTGTTATTCGTTAGATTATGTCTATCGCAAATTAGCAAATATTAATAACAATAATAAATTACGGTTTATAGATATCATTTACATATTTTTTCAAATATTTTTTGTATTAAATGACTTAAGTGATAAAGCAAAATTTAAAATAAATGATATAACTCAAATATATTTAGTAAAACAGTATCCTAACGACAATAGAAAACTACAATTAAATTACCATGTATCACAAAGTGAGATTGTATCATTTACAACCAAATACATTACTGTATTTAGAAACTATGAAAATGTTTTTATAGAAGATAAAGTTCAGGAAAATAACACGTCATTGTTTAACACAAACTATAATAATAGTATTACGCTTACAAACGAACATACTATTCATAAAGTGTTTTTAGATTTAATGAATAAATTGGACTTGAGCAAAATTTTCATGAATGGTGATATTTACAATATTAATCCAACATATATATATTTTGATAATGTCCCTTATTTCTCTTCTGACAGTGCTAATACACCTACTATGAATGAATTTAATAAAATAAACAGTTTTGATGGAATTTATAATTATATAAAGAATGTAATTATTGGTATTGATTACAAAACAATACGATCAAATACTGAATATATAGTAGGTGAAATGAATGTGTATTCTCAACAACAAAAAAAGACATTAACTAAGTTTAACGTACATTATAACGGGTTAGCAAGTGATTATATATTAAGGGACTATAATATAACAGAATACGTCAAATTGTATACTCACAACCAAAAGGATAAATTACCAAAAGGTCTACAAAATTTAAATATAGGCGATTGGAACGTTTCCCATATATACAATATGAGACATCTTTTTGCGGATAGCGGTTTTAATGAGGACATTAGTAAATGGGACGTTTCTAATGTTGTAGATATGAGAACGATGTTTCGTAATTGCTATAAGTTTAACCAAGACATCAGCAATTGGAATGTGAGCAATGTCAGATATTTTAGTAATATGTTTTTGGGGGCTGACCTTTTTGATTTAAAGCAAATTGATAAATGGAATAATCCATTTAAAATACTCGCATCCGTAAAAATACCAAAACGTATTATTTTTGATTTTGATAAAATAAATAAGTCAAACACACCTTCCCAATAAAACACAACATATCAATCTACATATACGCTATGATTCCATTTCTGTTCCCCCCTGGGAACAGAAATGGAGAATAGACATTTTTTAATAATACGCAATTCCTGTCAGCCAAGGCAACGCCTCCCTCGCCTCCGCAGAAACACGTGTTAATATACTCAGCACATGGAGTGCGCCTAGTCGTCGGTATTCAATGTTTATGCCAGAATATACCATTGTTTCAATAATGTGAATACAAATCATACGACATTGTTCAAGTGTTGGATTGTGTAGTAGTATATTTGTTCCATTAAACGGATTACGTTGGGGAGATATACAATCGCGTATTTCTTGTGGTATTCGGTGTTGCCACAAATTATAGTAGCGAACATAGAACGAAATTAAATCGTTTGTTCCCATATTTAAAAACCAAGAAGTATTCGTATAATTGCCCAACTGGTCCATTTCCATAAACACATTACGAACACGCATTTCTAACGACATGTTCTGTGTATGACCTACCCGTTCCCTCACATTTTCTGTATCTCCCAATAATGGCACTTGTATATTGGTTTGTATGGGAGAAGGAATGGGAGTGGGTATTGTTATCGTGGTTTCAGGTTCGGGTTCGGGTTCAGTACGCATATAATTCGGTCGCGGTAGACGAACTTCCACTACTGGAAGACGGCGCATTGGCGACTGAACGCCCATTCTACGACGTTGATGAATACTGGGTGCATAGGGAGATACCGCAGTATGATACAGTTGTTTCCAGTCATGACGAACGTAATGCAGAAATACGAGTTGTGTTATGTTTTTCAATGTAGCGATATTTTGTATTATTTCTCGAGGGAAAGGTTCTCGATTGTATGGATTTTTCAATTCTCCCTTTGTCTTGTATAGTTGTAATAGGGAGAATATATCAAACCCGTATGTAAACCCATGTATATCCGTATAACTAAAGAAACGTTCGAACGGGATTTCCTCTAAAGGTTCCATCGTATAAAAATCGGAAGTGTTTGTACATTGGCGTGTTTTCCACGCGGGTCCACGAAGACGAAACGAAAAACGTATTACATGCGCACGAAATAGACACTGTATGCGAGTGGCTTTCCGATGTTTATTAAAATACTCTCTGATACGTTCCACCAATACTGGTTTGGTTCCGGAGACGTGAAGATGATAATGTTTCGCAATGGTTTTCAAATCCACGAGTTTGTATTTTAGTAAGTTTACGTGTGTTTGAAAGTATTCATTGGGAGATAGAATATGTATTTTGCGAACAGGCGGTTCAGGTGAATTCTCCAATTCCGAAACATAATGTTCATAGTATGTTTTGGTTGGATTTATATTCACGTCATATACAACTTGTGGGGTATTACTGTATTGTTCTGTCTCTATATTCATTTTATTTGGGAGATTATAGCGTTGTAATATAATACAGTAGGATATGTTTATGTTCGTGTATGTAAAGAATATTTTGCCTCCTCTCCCGAAATACCACAATACAAACAACATAAAATTATAATCAGTGGGAGAATAAACAAACAAACAACCATTCTCCCTTTTTACTTCTAAAAATGTTGGAAATATTTCGTTGGAACGAACATCACATAGTATATTCCTGTAAGATATCAGACCTTTTACAACTTCCGATAGAAAATTGGACGTATAACCGTCCGCCCGATTTAGACCGTTGTGCGGAAATCGCCGAAACATTCTCACAAAAAGATGCGGTGATGGATGGTATGTTGAGTATGGTCAAACAAACCAAATACAATGAAACCAAATACCTGATGGTGGATGGTATTCACAGATACAAAGCATTGTCTTTATTGTGGGAGAAATATACCCAAATAAAACCTGTTATTTCATCATTCTCCCTTTTGCCCTTGGAAAAAGAGGAAAATAATATACAAATCTCCATCCACGACAACTTGCCATCCATTATGCACACATCCGTATTGGTATGTATTCGAACACAATTGACAAATGGTCAAATTATTGATTGGTTTCAGACCATCAACAAAAGTCTCCCCGTTCCCGAATTGTATATTAATCAGCGCACGCCACAAGAAAAGAAAAAAGTAATTGAAACGTTGGTTGCCCAATGGAAACAGAAATACAAGTCGCATTTCATGACCACCCGGCATCCAAATATGCCGAACACCAATGTGGAATTATTCACTGTGTTCTTGGAGAAAATATATAATAAGTACTATCATTCCAATACCGAAAGGGAGATGGAATTTATTATGTCAAATAAGTTGTTCGAACTCAATCAAATGATGTCTTCCAGAGAACACAAACGTGTTTCTCCCAAAATCATGGAAAAATGTCGGTCTACCGGATGCTTTTTGTTTTTGACAAAGTTGGATGATTATGATATGTATATCTGATACCAGACATCGGACATATGACGCCCGATTGTCGGGAGAATATGCTTTCTATATCACTTGGATTACAATAACAATCTAAGCGATATAAACACACCACCTATATTACTGTATCCGATAATACCCATTATCACCCCCTAACGCCAGTCCTTTAACGCTCACTTTTAACGCTCAATCTCTCAAACGAAAATGTCTAAGCCTGTTGTTCTTACTGTTGATGAATGGAACCCCTCTGCCGTTAAGTATATGGCACCCAAGGTCAATGAACGTGGTGGAAAGTCCATCAATTTGGTCAGCAAACAAACCAACCGTTCCCTGTGTTTCTCCACGCCCCTTCTTATGACTTGGGGTGTAAGCGATTTTGTGGATGAAAAGACGGGCGAGTCCGATGGCAAGTATACGCTGTCTCTCAATTTTCCCAATGAGGAATACGCCAACGCGTCTACCAACAAGTTCTTGGAGAAGCTGAAGGCATTCGAGAACCAAATCATTGATGATGCGGTGGTTAATTCCGAGGCTTGGTGGGGACAAGAGATGTCCCGCGAGATTGTCAAGTTCAACTTTTTCTCTTTCTTGAAGTATTCTAAGAACAAGGATACCAAGAAGACCGACTTCACCAAACCTCCTTCTATCCGCGCCAAGGTTCCCTTCTACAACAATAAGTGGATGGTGGAAATTTATGATACCAAGAGCAATCTTATTTTCCCCTGTGAGAATGAGCTCATTACTCCAATGGATTTAATTCCCAAGTTGAGTAGTGTCGCTTGTGTATTACAGTGTGGTGGTCTGTGGATTGGAGGCAAGGGTTGGGGCCTCACTTGGAAGCTAATCCAGTGTGTTGTCAAGCCCAAGGAGGTTGTCAGTGTCTATGGAAAATGCCATATTCAGTTGTCGCCTGAGGAGAAGGAGACGATGGAGACACAGCCTATTGTGGAAGGCGACGTGGATGACCAAAGTGTTTCCGAACCAATTCCTCCTACTCCAGCTCCAACTCGAGTGGTCGCTAAGCCGAGCACACACGCCGACGACAGTGATAACGAAGACGCCAATACTCCTCCAGCACCCACCCCTGCCCCTGCCCCAGTTCCAGTTCCAGTTCCAGAAGTAGTAGCCGAGACTGCCCCCGCTGCTGAAGCCAGTGCGCCAAAGAAAAAGGTTGTTAAGAAGGTAGTTGCTAAGTAAAATATCCAAATGGATGCTAAATAAAATCAAAAGGTGAGTTGTTTGTTGTGTGTGGTTTTTTGTTTGTTTGATAAATGAAAATTCTATGTGTATTCCCAAAGAAAGTATACCAGCACACTTTTTTGGGAATACACATATGCGCATTCTTATGGAATTTTATTCCATAAGAATAGACTTCAAATACTTTTCATTTATGTTTTCCTAAATGTTTCCCAAAAAATTGAAATGATTTTCAAAATCAAAGAATTACAACATACTATCAAATCATCAAATTATAAGCTCAAAATGTTGTCTTCTGCTCCTTCTCTCATTACTTCCGCTCCTGCTATGGCCGTGCTACTTATCAATCCGAGCTCTTGCTTTCATGTATGGATGTTTTATGTGTTAGAAAGATGGGTTGTATATATGAGCACGATTGGTGTGTTTCAGCAATACGTGTATAAAGTACAACAA